AAAAAAGCTGATCGTGCGTTTGTTAAGTTTTCTAGCGGCTTTAATAAAATGGATATTAACCTAAAGTCAATTTTGACAGGTTCAGCAACAGCAATTTTGGCATTATCTGCCGCTGTCACTGCCATGACATTATCATCCGCAAAAAACAGGCGCGAGCTTGAATTATTAGCAGGCCAAGCAAAAACGTCAACTTCTGACTTTCAAGCGTTATCATTTGCCACTAGTAAATATGGTATCGACGCTGAAAAAATTGCAGATATAAGCAAAGATATTGCGGACAAAATCGGGGAGTTTAGCGCAGCAGGAACGGGGGCATTTCAAGATTACGCCGATGTAATGAAGCTCTCAAAAGATCAAGCGAGGGAAGCCGCGCAAGAATTCGAAGGTTTATCATCTCAAGAAATACTTGGAAAAATGGTTTCAAGAATGGAAGATGCTAGCGTTTCTGGCGACAAAATGACGTTTGTGTTGGAATCGTTAGGCAGTGAAGCTTCAAGAATAATTCCATTATTTAAAGGCAACTCAAGCGAGTTAAAAGAACTTAAAAAACGTTTTGATGATGTAAACAAATCTTTACAGATTACAGGTGAGCAAGCAGACGCATTACGTGAAGTATCAAACACCTTTACACTGATGACATCATCAATCGGCAATGCCACAACAGCCATAAGCGCAACGCTTGCACCTGCTTTTGATGACTTTTTTAATGAAGTTATTGATATTGTTCCACAGGCTACACAAACAATAATTAATTTTGTTAATTCAATGCAAGACCCTAAAAATATTAACAAAATTTCAGATTTAGTTTTTTTAATAGCCGAATCTCAACAACGATTAAATGATAGTAAAATAGAGCTATTAGAACTACAGAAAAAAGAAGCCACAAACAACAGCACAATATTGCAATATAGAGGATTGCAAGAACAGATATTAAAGCAAAGCATTAAAGATGAAAAAGAAAAAACAGAATCTTATAATGACCAAATCCTTGCACTTGAAAAAATAATAGAAACTAAAAAATTAGACAAAGACAAAGACAAAGATAAAAGCGGCACAGTTGAAATTGATCGCGGCACTGGAACAGGCGAAGAAAAACAAGCCATTGCTGACAGGTTTAAAGCTGAAGAAGTTTTACTGGCTGAAAAGTTGAACCGCGAACTTTTAATAATTGGAGACAATGACGAGTTAAAAAAACAACTTGCTGAAAAGTTCGCAGACGATATAAAAAGTATGAGGGAGGCAGAGCGATCAGAGATTAGCAAAGAGCTATTAAATGATTTTGATGTAAAACTTGAAGGCCAAAAATCAACGCTTAAACTATTAGAAGATGAGCGAAGCGCAAGAAAAGAAATACTAGGCGCAATGTATGCTGATGACACAGAACTATCAGCAGAACAGTTAAAAGAAAAAAACAGCCTTCTGGATGAAATAAATCAAGATTATAGAGACAAAATAAAAGAAGCTACGCAAACAGAAGATGCTGCAAAAGAAGAAGCAATAATTAATGAACTCAAACAACAAGAGGAATTTCTTAATGCTAATCTAGTTTCACAGCAAGTATTTCAAGAAAAATTAAAAGAAATAATTGGAGAATATTCTCCAGAATCTCTTGATCCATCAATACTTGAAAAACAAAATCAAGATGAACTAGATTTATTAAATGACAAGCTTGAGCAACAATTAATTTCTTACGAGTCTTATTTTAAAGATTTAAAAAAATTACAAGATAAAGATTCTAAAGATAAAGACAAGAAAAATAAATTAGAGGCGGGTTGGTCTAAATCAGAAGTTAAAACAAATTTAGATCAGGGTATTACACTTTTGAACTCGCTAGGGAATAACAGTAAAAAAGCGCATAAAATAAAACAAGCTTTAGCCGCTTCAAATGCTTTTATGAATACATCAGAAGGTGTTACAAAAGCATTAGCTGAACAAAATTATGTTGGCGCAGCATTAACGGCAGCAACTGGCGCGGCTCAGATTGCGGCTATATTAGCATCATCTCCAAACGGTAGCGGTGGATCTCCTTCCGTTAGTGGCGCATCACCACAAGCGCAAATTGCACAACCGCAAAACATTGAAGAAGAAACTACCAGTCTTGAATTTACAGAACAAACAGAGGGCGGTATCACAACACAAAGGTTAGTATTATCATTAGAAAACGGTCAAGACTTGTTTGATGGTATAATTGAAGGCACTGAGCAGCGAAGGAGAACAGGCCGATGATAGTTACACTTTCAAATAAAATTGCAGGCAGAACGCCAACGATGATAACCGGGGGGAGTACTGATGTTCCCGAAAATGTCACAAACCCAGATTTTAGTCATATTTATGTAAGCAGTGATCCGCAAAGATTAACCATGTCGTTTGGTGTTGTCGATGAATGTGATTATATAGCAGTCGCAGGGCTAAACATAAAAGGAAACGGTAACGGCACAAGCCGAGTCAGGGTCAGTAATGCTGTTTCTGGCGCACCAGCTGGTGGTGCTGTCCCAATTAGAACGGTGAATGTCACTGATGATCAGGTGGTTATAATAACATTTCCAAAACAATCATTTACAGATTTGAGGATAGGACTTTACAAAGAAACAGGCATTGGCAACCCATCAGTTGCATATGTGGCAGCTGGATTGTCTTTTGAAGTGCCAAACGGCGGTGAGCAAGCTGGATATAACCGCCAATTTTTAGCGCGTAACAATACTAATAAAACAACTGTTAGCGGTTTAGCCGCTCCAATATCTCAGTTAAGAAAAAAGAAGCAAGCTAAAGGTAAATTATCAATACCAAACGCGACAAAAGAATTTTCAGAAACAACCTATCAAACATTTTTAGATTTTGCATCAAGCAATTTATTTTTTATTAATGAAACAGAAGGCAGTTATCCAAGCACATTTAATGGCACAAACCCAAGTTGTTATCTTTGTTATGATTTAGGCAACAACTCAGTTTCTGCTCATGGATCAACCAGAAATTTAAATGTAATAAATTTTGATTTTAAGGTGTTTAATGGTTTATGAGTATATTCGACGATACAAAAACAGAATTTAGTCAGCAGCATTTTACAATTGTGGAAATTGATTTGCCAGTTGTTGAAGGCGAATGCACAATTAGTGGTGAAGGTGGTTTTGGTACTCCAAAAACTTGTGATCAATCAACTACAGGAATGAAAACATATAAATTCACCCAAGTTGACGCGCCATTATTACCAGAAAGTGGCATTCTTAGAATCATAAAAAGTATTAATGAAACACCAGCAGAATTACAACCGGGTAAGGGTTTAGCGAGCCGTGGCACAGCTTCGATCACAATGGTTGATGTATTAGGCGACCCCAATCCGTTTGCACCTGCTGTGATAGCTAACGGCGAAGGCACAGGTTTATATCTTGCTAAATTAGCCGCCAGAAATGAAGTATCAGGTAAAAACATTAGAATTAAAAATTATCGTTTGCCAGCCGATGGCAGCACAGTTGATCTAGTGAATGGCGCACAAACTAGGCATTATATTTTGGAGTCATTAAACCCAAGCAAAAGCGGATCATGGACTTTTAATGCCAAAGATGAATTATCGCGTGTTGATTTAGAAGAAACGGTTTGGCCTGCGCCCACAGACAGCTTTATTGATGCTACAACAAATGATTCACAAACTACTATTTTTGTTGATACAGACACAACTTATCTTGTAAATGATACGCTAAGAGTCGGCGAAGAATTTATGAAAGTCACTAGCGTTGGCTCTAACTTTGTAACAGTGCAAACAAGAGGCACACAGATTGTTTATACAAATTTATTAACTGAGACAATCAAAGAAGCTCACTCGACTGGTGACAGTATTTTTATTTGTGAAATATCAGATAATGAGCTGATAGCCGATTTGTTAGAGCGAATATTGTTAGACGTTGGCGTTAATGCTTCTTATATACCGAAAGCAGAGTGGGACGCAGAGATGTTTAAATGGCATCCAACAACGCGAGTCAATACGCTATGGTATGAGTCAGAAGATACGAACAAGGTGCTTGAAAAGATTTTAACTTATTACATGATTGACATGTGGTTTGATCCTATTGCAAGATTAATAAAGTTATCAGCAATTAGCGCATGGCAGCAATCAAGCGCAGAGTTAACAGAAGGCAATGAAATTGATTTTCAAACTGTCAGCAAAAAAAGAGCAGAGCAACTACGCGCAACAAGAGCCGTGGTTGTTTACAATAAACCATTTTTAGCAACGTCTGACAGCATTGAAAATTTTAGAAAATCATCAACATATACAAGAACCGATTTAGAATCATCTGATTTATTTGGGAAGCCAAAAGTTAAACAATTTGATTCTAATAGATTCATTGATAGAGATGCAGCAGTGCTTTTGACTAACAGGTATGTGAATCGATTTATAGATCCTAGTTATTTTAGTTGGACAACACAAGAAAGCAAATTGACGTTTGATGTTGGCGATGTTGTAGATAAATTTACATCAGCGGCAACGGGTTTTGATGGTATGCCAACTAGCACAAGTCGAGCGCAAATATTAGCAATCAAACCAAGATACACAAATGTTGGCAGAGAATATTCAGTAAAAGCTTTATCTTACGAACCATTGTTTGAAACTGGATCAGAAATACCATTGACAGGCACAACCAGCAATTTAAATATTTATAATGACATAGCAGGAAGGCCACCGGGCGTTGTTGAATTAACCATTATTTTTGATGGTGTCAAAGCAAGTGCAACATCAACATCATTACCGGGTATCACAGTTGGTGATTTTGCGGCAGGCAGTAAGTTAATAATCATACTTGCAAACCGCACAGTGATTAGCGGTAAAGGTGGTGATGGTGGACAGGGTGAGGGCATATATCAAGACGGTGAAAATGATCAAATAATAATGCCGCCAAGAAACGGCACAAATGGTGGTATTGCATTTTTAGGCCGTCAAGGCGTTGAGGTTGATATTCACTTCACAGGTGACACATCTGCAATCAGTTCAAACTATCCTTTGGCTGACGGTTTCTTACTTGCTCCTTCGGGCGGTGACGGTGGTTTTAGGTCTACTTTTGTTGGTGATGATGTATTTAGCGGTAACGGCGGTAATGGTGCAAGAGGGCAAGAATACGGCAGCCCCGGATTAGCGGGTGAAACATTTGGCACTGCTCAAGAAGGATCAGATGGTGCAGTTAATACAGCATTTGGTATAAGTGGCGTTGATAACGATGCTACTGGTGGGTTGGTCGGCAAGGGTATTGTTGATAATGGCGGCGTGATTAATTTAATAAATCCAACCACTTCAAGATATGTGAATGGCGGTGGCGACCATCCGTCGAATTTAATCGGGGGCTTTAATTTCAATGGCGGTGGCGACAATCCGTAATAAAGATTATAATGAATATTTAAAAGGAGGCCGATAATGGCTTGCGTTAATTTTGTAAATTTATGCCACACTGCGGGTACTAATATCACCGTTGATTGGTCGTATACTGAAGATGACGGTGTAACACCAATTGACATCACTGGCGTGACTGCTCAACTGCAATACCTGATAAGTCCAAATGACTATACTGCTGCAATTGATCTGTCAGGTGGTGTTGTTGATGGTTTAAATGGTTTGGGTAGACACACGCTAACAATAGCGCAAAGTCAAAGTTTACTACCTATTGGCAGTGGTGCAACTGCAAATTTTATATCACATTTAATGTTCACGTATCCAGACACGACAAAAGAAGTTGTCGCTGGTATCAACACAACATATGAACAGAATTTAATCAGGCCGAGCGTCACTCCATGAGTACTTTAACTATTTTTTTAGGTGATCTTGGAACTCGCGGCATTGACGGTGAAACTGGTTTAGGCGTTGCAGATATACGTGAATCAATAATTGAAAATCCATTACTTTCTGTGCTTAAAACTAACAAATTAAATAATGTTGGTGATGTCACTGTATCAAGAACTGGCGAAGCATTGATAGAAGATCGCTATGGTGATTATCAGTTTATCACAGGTGATGATCATACAAACTATTTACACTACTCAAATGATTTTGCCAATTGGAGTGACATTTTAAATAATTGGACATTAACATCGACAAACAACGCTGATCCTGACGGTGGTAATGATGCATCTTACATCACTCTTAATACAGATATTACACCATCAACATCTTTTGTTATTGAATCAACAGCATCAGGAATGACAGCAGGTTATAAAACCGCATCTTTTTGGTTTAAAGTTGTTTCTGGTACAGTTACAGATTTAGAATTTAAAGTCGGTTCAGAATCATTTAGAGTAAAATCTAGTTTAAATTCAACATGGGAAAGAGTATCAGTATCAACTGAAGTTAATGTTGCAAGCTCATTAATAAACATCAAGCCAATTGGCTTGACTGGCGCAGTTATTGGGCTTTACAACTGTCAGTTTGAAAACGGTTCTAATGTTACAACTTACATTGATGTTCCAGCCACAACACCTGTGACCGTTGCCAACACAGTACCACCAATCAGACGCAATAATTTAGGCTATTTGATAGAAGAAACGAAAACAAACATTATTCAAAACACTGAGAATCTAACTAGAAACAACTGGGAAATATCTGGTGGAACAGTCAGCAGTTATAACGGTCAAGGCGTGTTTAGGGATTGGTATCAATATATTCAAATGGCATTTACTAATCAAAGTTTGCTTTTATCATCAACTGGCACATTCACACCGAACGTTGATTACACAGTTAGTTTTTTTGTTTATGTGTTATCGGGCAGTGTTACATCTTTAAATATATCATTGCAAGGTGGGGCAACTGTTAATTTAATAGAGTTGCCAACAGAAGGTTTTGTGAGATTGAGTGCAGTTGTAAGAGCAGGGGCGACTGGTGATCTAGTATTTAATTTTATATCACCTGACCTGACTGGAAACGTGCTTTTCATGGGTGTTCAAGTTGAAACGGGCGGTTTAACGTCATACATCAGAAGCGCAACAGGCTCAGTAACAAGACCAGAAGATGATGTGAATGGAACGTATACACTACCGAGACCAGATGCCCCGTGGAGTTTTGCCTTTACTCATAATTCTGTTATTGATAATTCATCCATAAAGTTTGTTTTTGATAATGGACAAGCACCTTTAAATGATTTTGCTGCATGGTTCTCAGGTACACAGCTCAATATTAAAATAGGCTCTGTCACATCAACGTTTAACAATGCTATTGATTCGACAAGGTTGGGTGCGGTTTATGATGGTACTACTATTAAGATTTATAAAGACGGTTTTTTGTATGATACACAAAGCAACAATGGTTTTGTTTCTTTGATTGCGCCAACTGTTTACATCGGCAGTGACGATACAAGCACCAACTCAATCAATGCTTATTTGAGCAATTTAGAGTTTTGGCAGGATGAACTGACAGCAGCAGAAATGCGAACGATAACGGGAATTTAAAAATGACAACTACAGTAACAGCATCAGACAACGCACCAAAGGTTCTGATAAGTCAATCGGGGCGAAAAGGTGATCCCGGAACAGACGGCACAAACGGTAATGGATTTAATCAAGTTAGAAAATCCTTGCTTGATAATCCGTTATGTCATTTATTCAAAACAAATAAACTTGTCGATACATCAGCACCAACAAACACAGATAGCGATATAACATTTACAAGAGCATCTACGGCAACATATGTAGATCGTTATGGCATTGTAAAAACAGCAGCAGTTGATACTATTCGAGAAGAAAAAGATGGTTTTTTAATTGAACAGGCAGGCACTAATTTACTTCCATACTCAGAAGCGTTTGACAATGCTGGATGGAATAAATTTAACGCAACTGTTATTACACCTAATGTTACTACATCACCAGACGGCACTGTAAATGCATCTAAATTAGACTTTGGCAATAGTGCTGATTACCTGCAAGAAGTTATTCCAAATACTACCGCTGGATCATTTACACTTTCAATTTGGATAAAAAGCACTGGCGCAGATAGAACAATTAGGATTTTTCTGAGAAATTCTCCAACGTCAGCAAATAATTCAATTAATGATGTAACAGTAACTTCTGAATGGCAGAGGTTTAGTGTGTCGTTTGAAAGTCTTGCTGAAACTTTGGTTGTGCAAATAATAAGATTAGAGGCTAATTTAGACTTTTATATCTGGGGCGCACAGCTTGAACAATCCCCATCTGCTACTAGTTACATACCAACAGTTGGAAGTGCTGTAACTAGATTGGCTGATAAAGCTTTGCTGCCAGCTTTAAATAATGCAGTAACAAAAGAATTGTCTATTTTTGGGATTATATCCAATATATCATCATCAACAACAGGTAATAAATTTATCTTTAGCGTACCTGTCTTATCTGGTTTTCTTACTTTATATTATAAAGCAGATAACCCAAACAGATATATATTTAGATATGATGATGGTATTTCACCAGTTTTTGCTTCAGTCCTTTTGTCAGTAAATTTAAAATATTTTGCGGCAACTGTAGATGGGTCAAATATAACAATAAACATTAATGGCACAGAAGGTTCGGTATCTAAAATTGGAGACCCATCGGTATTATTAGCAGATGACATTACGTTTTTTTCTTACTTTAATTCTACACCAGCGCAAGCTAGTGGAAATATAAAAGATTTTAGAATTTATGATTTTGTGTTAAACGCTAACGAAATAGAGTATTTATTACCATGATTGATTTAATAACATACATACCAAACGTTGAAGAATTTAGAGCAGAAGCACAGGCAAATGCTGAGAATAACGTGCTTGGATTTAGTATTGATGATGATGATAATTTATCTTATGACGTTGGCAAAATACCAGTTTTTTATCATCCTGATGGAAAAAGAACACTGTCATTGATACGTCTTTTAAATCAAGATGAAGTCGATGTTTTTGATTCATTAGATACATGCCAAAAAATTGGCGTTTGTGAAAATGGCGAGTATATTTTTGATGAAGGTGGTCAGGAAATATACGACAGTGTTTACGACAGAACAGCAGTTGAAATTACTGATATTGATGGAAATGTAACAGAATACACGCCACCAGAAATATTAGGCCAGTTTGCATAATTGAAACAAAAATGAAAAGTTCGCTATGTGTTTATGTTAATATGTAGCGAAACTATCAAAAAAAATTATGAATGCAACAAGGTTTACTCCAATGGAATTATTAAAACTGATCAGCGACTCAGGAAACCCGATTGCAAGTAAATTGGTGACATATTTAGGTGTTGGTGTTGGTGTTGGCGGTGGAACGGCGCAAGGTATTGCAAGAACATCACAGAATGAGTTTGTGCAATTTTGCGCTAATCAATCACCAGATTGGTTAGCATATGCCCCAGCTATCGGCGTTGCTTCATTGGTCATTAAAAACATATCAGATTGGTATTTTAGGCGTGTTGAAGTAAAGCTTGCAATTAAAAAGGCAGAGAATGATAACGTTAAAACGTAATTATGAACAAAGCAAAACAACTGGAATATTAACACTGCCAAGCGGCGCAGAGGTTGAAACACTTGAGCGCCCTTGGCTAGACAATCAAGTTGGTGTAAGTTGTATCCCATCTGGTATCTATAAATTCAAGCGCGATCATTATGGCAAACATCAATGGTTCTCAGTGCTAGATGTTTCAGACAGAACATTCATTGAAATTCATCCCGGCAGTAAAGTATCACACAGTGAAGGTTGCATTCTGATGTCGAAAAAAGATTGTGTTCATATGTTGAAATGGTTTGGCGGTGATGAAACTTTTGTTTTGGAGATAATATGAATATTTTAAAAGCATTGTTTAGCGGTTCTGGTGTTGTCAAATCAATTGAAAATATAGCCTCAGAATGGATACAAACAGACATAGAAAGCGCAGAAGCTAAAGTGTTAATGGTTAAGACTCTTGATCCAAATGGAATGATGCGAAGGCAATTATCAAAAAGAGTAACTGATTTATATACGTTGTATATTATTACCACTTTAATTTTATTGATTTTTGAAAGTTTTGGAGTGGGTGATCAATCAGGCATTGTTGTTGCTACTGGAAAAGTCACTGCTTTGTTTATGCCTATCACCACATTGTTTGGCGTTATTGTAAGTGCAAGTTTTGGTGTAAATTATGCCAACGCTAAATCAGGAAAATAAAAAAGGCGGATGACAACCGCCCTTTATTTTAAATACAGGTTTCACCTGTTGCGATATACAACGCTTGTGCGCGGGTTAGTTTTGTTTTTAAGTAATCTCTAAGGTTTTTACACCACATACCAGCCTCAGAATTTAAAACGCCAACGCGATCATCATTTTTAGAATTTTCAAAAAAACAATTTTCATTAAAATAAATACTATTACGCAAACTGTTTTCTATCAATGCTAATTCGTGATCACATTCTAAATCATCAATCATGATGTACATACCATCTGACCACATTAAAAACTCGGTATCTTCAATGTGCTGCTGTCTTTCTGTTGAGTAATGCATTGTATATCCTTAATCAGTTTCTAATACAGATTCGCGTTTTCTATCCCATTCACCTATGCGATCATCAAACACTATCAGCTGTGTGCCCCGTCTGCCACCAAAGCCGCCACCATAAGCATAGGCATCTTTAGGCGGAATAATACCGACAGATTCAACGCTAGCGCCAGACCATTCTTTGTATTGAATCCATTGGTTGTGGTGAACGTGTCCAGTTATCCAATGCCTATGTGTTGAATTTCCCCACATAATATATTGATCATCTGCCATTTTACCGGGTAGCGCACCAAGCTTACATTTGTGACCATGAGCAAAACCTAGCAATACTTTATTTTTATGAAAATATTGAAACGGTGATTGACCTTTGAATACTTCAATACGTGGGTTATTTTCGTATAGTATCGAAGCAAACACACCAAGAGCAGCACCTAAGATATCATCGTGGTTGCCGGGTACATTGTAAAATTTTACGCTTTTGTATTTAGTTAAACACATCTCAATAAACATTTGCATGATTTGAAAACCAACTTCAAGCCATTTGCTAGGTCTGCCGTCTAAGTCTAATTTGTGTCCGCTTGCACTGGTTTCTCCTGCGATATTGTCAGCGTGGAAAAAGTCGCCTGTGTTGATCAATACACAATCTTCTGTATCTGGTGAGCGAGCAAGCAAACGTGTAAATACTTTTTTATAGACTCGTTTTGCTATTTTTAGATCCCAGTCGTGACCAACTTCTTTTGACCATGTTTGCAACCCAATATGCGGATCACCAAGTGGAATAACAGAAAACTTGTTTTTGTCTATTGCTTGGCCTTGGTAGACAACTTCAGCGCAGGGCGTGATCTCTGATGCCATTGATTCCATCACTACACGCGCGGAGTCAATTTGTGAAGCTAGTGTGCGGTTAGTTTTAACCCATTCCATAACGCGACCAACTGTTGGATCTTCTTTCTCTTTTAATCTTACGAGAGTAGAAAAACCAGATACAGGATGATCATCAGTATTTTTATGAAAACGATCATTCTCAGGATCAAAGCCTGTTGCAATATATTTTGCTTTTCGCTTGTTAACTACACGCACAGCCATGTTGTATTTTTTTGCAATGTCTTTGCTTGATGTACCTGCAATCATTTCCTGATGTAATTGATCTCGCGTTATTTTGGGGTTCATTTTACGACTCATACCTTTTTGTCTTGATACGTTTTGCAGCAAACTTTCGTTTAAAAGAATCAATATCTTCTTGCGTAGGCATGTATTGTAACATGGCATAGCGCACACAGGGTATAGGGCGGTTAAACTTGGTTGATATTTCAGCAATTGTTTTGCCATCTGCAAATAATTTTGCCATTTCAACCCGGTGATCTTTTACTGCTAACCACTTCTCTAAGTCATTCATATTTTTTCAATCTTTTTGTTTTCGATAATTCTAGCCGCATTCATCTTACGCTGCATAACAGCGTGTTGATGTTCTCTTGTGCGCGTATCATTGCGGATTTTGATAAGTCTTAAAGCAACTTCTTCTGGTGATAATTCAACCATTGTCTCTGTCCTCGATTGATGTCAAATATTCCTGATAATGCTCACAAGCAATGTCTGTTGGCGTTGTTTTTACTTCATCTGTGTTTAATATTATTCGATTGAAATTTATATCAAACGCAATTTCTGAAAACAGTGTTTCATTTTCTTCCATAAAGTTTTTAAAAGAAATTGGTATCATTTTACAGACTCCAAGTTTAAAAGTTTATCACTAGCAACTTCAAGCAATGCAGCTAAATCGGCCTCAAGCACCATCAAAACAGTGTCGTTGTGTTCATGTCCTTCAATGATTGTTATCGTGTCAGATATTGAATAAAACAGGCTTTCAACTAATAATAGAAGCTCTGACACTTTATAGTTGCACAACCTGTTATCACATTGCAATTGTGCAATCCTGTTGCGCAATTGGCGCGGTAAAGTGGGAGTGGGCATTTTCATTTGATTTCCTCAGCGGCTAACCACTTTGCAAACTTCTTAGTTAACAAAGGTTTGCTATGGCTATGCGGCCATGCGCGGCTTGGTGTTCTGTAACCGTTTTCATCAATATACTTTGCCGCTGGTGTTCCTTCGTTTGCTGTCCACCTGCCACCGTTGTCTTTTGTCATCATTGTAAATAAATCTTTCCAAGTTAATACATTAATTACGTTCATTTTATTTCCTTTTTTAAAAGTGAAGCCCCGAAGGGCTGGTGTTAATTAAAAACTAATTCGATAAAATCTTGAACCTGCTTTTTAGTTTTAAATATTGAGCAGTTACATTCAAAATGAACGTCAGGAGATTCACCAAAGCAGCGATCAATACTTACTTCAGAATAGTTAAAACCATTATGTGATTTTTGCTTTTCAGTTTTTATGGTTGGTGTAAAAGTAGGAATCATTGTTTTTGCCTTGGGTTGTTTTGCTTCAGTGGGATTAATATAATACATACAAATTAAGCTGTAAAGCTTTTTTTAAATATTATTTTAGCCATGTGTGCAACATCATCATAAAAAGCGGGTTGATCTTCTTTTACGATTTCCAATGCTTGTGCCCTACCTGCCTTTGTCGCGTGACTTGAAACACAGTAAGCAAGATTGTATACAGACACTCTTAACCATGCTTGAACGTCACTGTGCGCGTCATTTGCAGACAGTTCACCAGCTAACACTTGCTCTAGTTGTTTGTTTATTTCTTCCATTGTTCTAGTGCCTCCAACGCTGCTTTGTAACCAAGGGCAACACATACAAAAGCGCCGTTGTTTTTACAATTTTCAAGATATGCTATTTGGTTTGGTTGCCATGTTGACATTGTGTGATCTTGTCGTTTCAGTTCACAAACAAAAGTGGGGTTGCCGGGGATTATGATGTCACTAGCGCCTGCGGTCATGCCTTCTGCTTTTTGTTTTTGTGTCTGCTGTATTGAACGTTTACCTTCATTGCGTGGGTGAATTGCTATTGCGCCAAGCTCTGGATATTCACGACGAAGCACATTAAAAAACGTTATTTGCTCTGAAGACTCAGGTGGACATTTTTTATTTCTATACGTTTTATCACCATAAACTTTAAGCCAATTGCTGAATTTCATCTTCGCTCCTGTTGTAATCAAACACTCTATAAAATTTGCTAGATCTGTCTTTTTCGCTTGTAATTGTTTTTGGCATAATGCCTTGAAAGTCGTCTATTTTATCCATAAATAATTGCGGTGATTCAATGTAGTGACCAAAAGCAGCACCGCAAAATAATTCCCAAATTCGCATATTGCGTGAGTTTTTGCTGGGTGAATGCCAAACGGGAAACGTTGCAAACTCGGTTGTGTAATCAACACGCACAGATTCATTGCCTGCTTTGCTTGTCCATAATTGACAGCGCCATGCGATCACTTTATCGGTGCTGACTGTATACGGATCTGATTTCATACGCTTAAAATCTAATATCAATTTTTCATTTGGATCAATCAGCTCACCTTTGCACTTTTCACAATACCTAGCGGCAATATCATTTTTATGATCACATTCTAAACACTGTTTAAATGACCATCTATAGTTGCATCGTTCTGCATTACCTTTGATTAATTCCTGTCCATAGCATCTGCGCCCATGATGAGCTGGTGTTGGTTTTTCATCTATTAATATGTGATTACCTTCTAAATCTACAAAATACCCGTTAACGTCATGATCAAAGCGTTCTGGGTTGTCTCTGCCCTTAAATGTATTCTTCACGCCGCAATCAGGGCAATTTGCATCCATCTCAAAAGATTCTGATGCTTTATAACGCGCCTCAATTTTTGGGTTAAATACATCACCATCTGGACAATGTTGTTCAATATTACCAGCATAATCTAATACCAAACAATCATCTTTACCTTGGCACAAACGCAAACCGCGACCTATTATTTGTTGCATTAAACCGACAGAGTCTGTCGCTCTTAACAGTGCAACAACGTCGACATGTTCAGCATCAAAGCCCGTTGTTAATACTGAAACATTAACCAAGTATTTAAATTTTTTAGCTTTGAACCCTTCAATTATTTCTTCACGTTCAGATTTTGGTGTTTTGCCAGTGACTAATCTGCTATTAACTGGTGGTAGGCTTTCTAGTGCTTCTTGAGCGTGTTGAATTGTCGCGCAGAATATCATTACACCATTTCTATTTTGCGCAATGTCTACGACTTCAGAGATGATCATACTAGTTTTGCGGCCTTGGCCTTCAAACGCTTGTTCATATTCGGCGGCAGTGTGATTAATGATGCCTGTTGTGTCATAAACTTGCGCGTGAACGGGTTCGGCGTGTGGTTTTGTTAGGAATCCCATTTGTATTAATTCACTAGCCGTTATTTTGTAAACAAGAGTATTGAAATAAGGATCTTTTGTTTGGAAATCAGGTAGTGGTTCACCTTGTTCATTGTATTGATATATGTAGCCATCACCCAACCTGTACGGCGTTGCGGTAAGTCCTATAACACGTATTTTTTTATTCTTGGCTCGCATTTCTTCAATAATTTGTTTTACAGTTGGCGTGATGCCGTGGGCTTCATCTATAACTATTGCAGCAAAGTTATCACCAAACTTTTCTATTGAATTTAAAACGGTACGAGGTGAGCCAAACACAACATCATGAGTAAGCGACTTGGTAACACTGGCGCAGTAAATTGATGCCGGGTTGCCAGTTGCTAGATATTTTTTGTGGTTTTGCGTGATCAATTCTTTTGACGGAGCAAGACACAATACCTTTTTACCACTGTTTGTGTGAATCCATTCTGCAATTGATGCAATGATATGACTCTTACCCGCACCAGTTGCGGCTTCAATCAGGCATGGTTCAAAGCATTTTTTTATGTAATTAATGGCGGCATCAAAAGCCGCCTGCTGATATGGGCGGAGCATTATTTAACTAGCCAGTATGATGTTGATTTGCCTCGATACGGTTCAAGGTCAGCGCCCGGCAGTAAATCTTTGATTGCTTTTGCATATGACACAGAACCTTTTTTTTCAACTGGCGATACTAGCAAGCCGCTAATGTTGCATTTATTACCGTCTGCTAATGCTATCAAATCATTTTTTGCAGTTTCAACAGCTTGTTTGGCTAATTCTAAATGTGCTTTTGCGGTGTTGTATGCTGTCGCCAATTTGTCAGCTTTTACGCTTTTAACGAGTGGCGCTAAATGTTTGTCAGGACTTTTGCATTCAATTAAAAATTGATCATGAAACGCTTTTAGCTTGGGTATATTCACATCAAGCCAATCTTGACTTAGTTCATATTCTTCAAGATTGTCAGCGTAAGGTGACCATTGATAAAAATAGCATTTTGTACGCTGACTGCAATACATTTCAATTTGTGTTTGCGCGTAATAATGCGGTTGATCAAGTGCTGATTTAAAATCTGGATCAACATCGTGACGTTTTCCAAACGGACATTTTATTTCAACTACTGCATCATCACTTATGAATCCATCTGGTGACGCACCTAACCAGTCATGATCAACATGTACAACAAACCCAACTTCTTCGACATTGAAACCAGTTGTCATTTCTAAATCTTTAATGGCGTTTGGCTCATTTGTCACGCCGTATTCTGTCGCAATGTT